ATTGCGAACGCGACCATGCAATCCCACTTCGGGACTCCGCCGGCTGTGTTCCGTTGGTTTGATATCCAGCTTGATGCGCGCCGGGTGACCGGTGGGACATGTCTCCGGGCGCGGAGGATCTCGACGCACTTCCGGCACGTCCAGGCCGGCTTGAATCCGCTGCAGGAACCGCTCTTTCAGTTCGATGTTTTGGACCTGGACCCGGAGCAAGCGAGGGCGGCCGCTGCTGATCTGATTGCGTTCTTCGGCGGTGTGGATCTTTCCACGACAGATCAGTTCGGGTGCCCCACCGTGACGCCGAAACATTTCCCGAGTTTTGTTGTGAACCAGCGGGCCGGGATGGAGCCCATACCAGATCCGCCGGTTTACGTTGAGACCGTTGACGTTCGATTTTTGAATTTACAGGAGTAGAAAACTATGGCCGCGATACCGGCAGCATTAGCAGCAATCAACACCGTCCTCGCGATCGGCAGTCAGGGCTGTCCGCAGACATTTGCCGACATCGCAAACATTGGAGATCTGGAGGGGCCGAGCTTCGATGCTGAGGTGGTCGATGTGACCAGCCACTCCACAAACAACCCGTGGCGCCAGAAGATCGTCACGCTTTTGAACGCCGGCCAGATCACACTTCCGCTGTTCTTCATCCCGGCCTCCACTGGTGAAGGCGGACACGGAGCAACAAGCGGGCTGATGCAGGTGTTCACTGGGCGTCAACTCCGCTGGTATCGGCTGCGCTTCCCCGATGCCGGAAGCACTTCGTGGTACATGCAGGCGTACATCAGCGGTTTCAATATGACCGCTCCTGTGGCCGGCGTCGAGACTGCGAGCGTGACTTTCGAACTGACCGCTCAGCCGATCCTTGCGTAAGCGTGATATCTTAGGCGCATGAGTAATGCGCTAAACGGTTCACCCGTAGACTATCCGAGTGTTGAAATCAATGGCGTCCGGTTCAAAGTCAAATTTGGACTGGGCGCCATGTATCGTTTGGAGAAGTTCGGAATCGCCTTGCAGGACCTCGGTGGAACCATCGAGCGGGATGTGGCGGCTGGCCGGAACCTCCAAACTCTCTTCGCTATCCTGGCGGCTGCACTCGGAACTGAGGACGCGGCCGGTGCATGGAAACCAATCGGCCTCACGCCGGAACAATTGGCCGACATGCTGCCAACCGAAAAGCTCGGCGAGTTGAGCGCTGCTATTTCCATCGCGTCGGGAAAAGTCTCGCCGGTGGCGACCGAGGCGATTCCTCCGGCGACCGAGATGCAGCCTCAGTAGACCGGGAGCAGTTCTGGCTTGAGCTATGGAGCTATGGGACATCTCCTCATGGGTTGGCGCTCACGGCGGATGCGTTCTGGGCGCTGAGCCCGCGCGAATTCAGGGCCATGCGCAAGGTGCAGGACGGCGCACGCGAGGAGATACGGACGATGTACGCTGCTATCCAGGCCACGCTTCACAATGCCTGGCTCAGACCGAAAGGCCGGCGCGCATACCGGGCCGAAGATTTTCTCGGCAAAAAGCGGGCGCAAACGTGGCAGGAAAAGCAATCGATTCTTCGGAACTTATTAGTTGCCTCCAGCGGAGCAAAGAGCTTGCCGAAGGTGGAGTGTGATCTATGAGCAGCCCTAGCATCGGTGGCGTCAAGGTTGATATCCGTGGCGACTACTCCAAGCTCAAGGGCGACATGGAGAGCGCTCAGAAGGTCGCCACTGAATCCTTAAAGGGGTTCGATCTAAGCCAAATCGGGCGGGCGCTCACGGCTGGAGTTACGCTTCCGCTGCTCGCGCTCGGAGCGGCCGCGCTCAAGACTGCTGCTGACTTTGACGACGCCTTTGACAATATCCGTGCTGCGACTGGAGCCACCGGGCCGGTGCTGGAAAACCTTTCCCAAAGTTTCCGCACAGTATTTGCTGATGTTCCTGCGAGTACAAAACAAGTAAGCGATGCAATCGCGGATTTGAATGTGCGCTTGGGATTGACCGGCAAGCCACTCGAAGAGATGAGCACGCAAATGCTCAACCTCGCGCGAGTCACCGGTTCGGAAGTCGGACCGCTGATTCAGCAGACTACTCGCGTGTTCGGAGATTGGGGTGTTGCAACGCAAGACCAGGCAGGGACTTTAGATCTGCTTTTCAAGGTCACACAATCGACCGGCATAGGCATTGGTGCGCTATCCGAGAAGGTGGTTCAGTTCGGCGCGCCTCTCCGACAGATGGGTTTCTCGTTGGAGACATCGGCAGCACTGCTCGGCAAGTTTGAAAAAGAGGGTGTCAATTCAGAACTTGTAATGGGGTCCCTACGGATTGCGCTTACACGCATGGCTCGTGAAGGCATTCAGGATTCATCGGCGGCGTTGGTGGCGTTGACCGAGAAAATAAAACAGGCCGGCACCAGCGGAGAAGCCAACGCTCTTGCTCTGGAAACCTTCGGCGCTCGTGCTGGTCCCGATATGGCGGCTGCGATTCGAGAGGGCCGTTTTGAAATAGAAGGATTGATCGAGACGCTCAATGCTTCCGGCGAGACGGTGAACAAGGCAGCCGCGGATACGCTCTCATTGAGTGAGCGGCTGAAGCTACTCGGCAATCAGGCGAGGCTTGCACTGGAACCGCTCGGGGTGGCGCTGGTCGGTGCGATTGAAAAACTCCTCACGGCGGCGCGGCCGCTCATCGATGTGCTGACCTCTATGCTCCATAGCTTCGGCGCGTTGGACCCGGACATCCAGATGCTGATCATCGGTTTAGCCGCGGCCGCGGCTGCGATCGGACCGTTGATCAGCGCCGTTTCCGGATTGGCTGCTGTCTTTGCTGGCGGCGGTGGTCTTGCGGCGCTGCTCGGCGCGGCCGGACCATTGGCCATTGCTTTCGGCGTGGCACTAGCAGCATGGGCGATCGCCACAGCTATCAGCGAGATTCAAAAGCTCAATGCTGAGATGAATCGCTTGAACGAATCACTCGCGAAGGGCGGCGCTGCAAACAGGGAACAGGCACAAACGATCAAGGTCCTCGAGTCCGCAATCGCATCGCACAATAAGCAGATCGGCGTGCAGCGGGTTGCTGTGGACAGCACTGGCAAATCGGTTTCAGAATACATTGATGCCTTGAAGACAGCGGTAAAGGAGAACGGCCTTGCAGCCGATTCATTCGTAGAAACCGGGAAGGCGGCGAATGACTCGGCCAGGCACACCGCAGGAGCTGCGCAATCAGCAGAGGCTTTGGCCGAAGCGGTAAAGAAGGCTGACGCTGCTTACAAGAACGCGTTGCGCGCGTATGAAAACGGAAAGATCAGCATTGAGAAGTTGGGAGCGGCTCAGGCTGCGCTTGTCCGTGCGCAGGATGCAGCCGATCCGGAGCGCATCGCAAAGCGGCATGAAACGGCTTACTTCGAGATGTTGGACCGCTACGAAGACATGGCCACCGGAATCATTGCCGCGGCTGTGCAGTTGAAAAAAGCGGATGAGGATCTCGCAAAGAGCGCGTCAGATCTCTCTCTTGATTTCGGCAAGGCGCATCAGAAGATGACTGAGGAAGCAGCCAAGGCAGTTGCAATCATTGTTCCTTTGAACAAACGCCTTCCGGAAGGTCTGCAAGAAGCCATCAAGAAAATCGGTGAAGTGGGCAAAGCATATGAGCAGCTTGGAATAACTGCTCCAAAGGTCATTGCTGCTACCGTCGAAGCGAATCGAAAGGCCTGGGAGACGATCAGTGAGGACGCCGGGGCACAAAGTGTAAGCGCTCTTGAGGCTTGGGTGAAGTACGAAAGCTCTCGGCAGGATGCGGCGCGGCGGTCCGGCCAAGTGATTCCTGATGAACAGAAAAAGGCATTGGATAAAGCGCAGGCGCAACTCGATCAGGCGCTCGGCAAGCAAGAGACGCGGATAGGTCGGTTCACCAAACAGGTTTCTCTGATCATCAACGACATGGCGCGGGATCTCTCAAAAGGTCTCATCGACATGTTTAAGAACATCTTTTTCGATTCGGATGGTTTCAACCGCAAGCTGCGCGAGGACTCCGAAAAACTACGCTCAGAGCTCGCCACGCGCAAAGATGACCTGGAGCAGTTTCGGGCAGACACTGAAGAGAAGATCAGTCAATTGCAAGCCGGTTACTCTGATCGCTTGGAGCGGGAGACATCGGACCTTCGCGGCAGCCTGGCTGAACGGGTTGAGGATTACGAGGAGTTCCGGCGAGAGGTTACACAGAAGCTCGAAACACTCCGCAGCACTGAAGCCGCAAGGCTCGATGAAGAAGTACAGGAACTCTCCGGCCGACTGCGCGAGAAGGAGGGAGCCTATGAAGAATATCTCCAGGAAGTCGGAGAGAAGGAAGCCGAACTCAGGGCAAACGCTGCTGATCACCTGGCGGATCAGTTAGCCGACCTGCGCGACAATCTGCGCGACAAGGTGCAGGCTTACGAGGATTTCGTTCAGGACGCGAATATCAAACTCGGCCGTATCGGCGGAGACCTAGCAGAGAACATCGAGGATGCGCAGCGCTCCAGCAACAGGCGCATGGAGGATGAGAATACCGACTTCGCACGCGATCAGCAAAAGCTGAATGCTGATATTCTCAAGGCTGAGAAGAAGGGTGATCAGGAGCAGGTCCGCAATCTCAAGCGCACCCTGGAGGAGCGTGAGCAAGACCACCGGCGCATGATGCGCAGGCTCCAAGAGGACATCGACGAGCAGGTCTCCGATGCAAAGGACCGTGCCCGTGAACAGACTGAGGATCTTTCGCGCAACCTTGCGATACGCACTCGTGAGCATCTTGAGTACATCGCTGAGAATCAGCTTGCAGAGGAAGAGGCCCGTACAAAAAGTGCGAAGACTCTAGCCGGGCAGCTTGGCGACCTGCAACAAAATGTGGACAAGCGCACAAAGGAGCTTCTCCGATTTCGAGAAGAGACGGCGGCGGCGATCTCCGAGGCAGCAGCAAAGAGCGCTCAGCGCGTTGCCGCGGCGGAAGCCGAGACGTTGAAGGATTTGGCCAAGAATAAATCAGCTTTGGATGCCTTTGCTCTTTCCGTAGAGGAAAAGCTCAAAGCGCTGTCGGAGTCGTACAAGACGAAGTTGGGTGACGAAACGACGGCGCTCAATGCGGAGTTCGGGAAAAAGCTCAGTGAGTACGACACGTACAAGGCCGGAGTTGAGATCAAGCTGAAGGAACTGGAGGATGCTCATAAAGGTCCGCTGGATCGCATCGGTGACATGTTCAAGGGTGTTTTCGAGAGTGCGACAAATGCAATTCTCAGGCTGGCGAGCGAGGAAGTGATTGGCGCTCTGATAGGCAAACTCAAGGAAATATTCGGACTTGGAAACGCTTTGGGTGGAATCTTCGGTGGAGGTGTACCCACCGGCGGAACTCCCGGCGTGCCTGCGGGAACTCCTGGTGTACCAGGCGGTGGAGGTATTCCAACGGATGCAGCAGCCGGGCTCGCAACCTCCGTTACCGGCCTCATCAATGTCGTAACGGGAGTGATCACCGCTGCTGCCAGTGTTATCTCGGCCATCTACGATATCCGGCAAGAGGGTACCCTGAACCAGATTGAGCGCAATACAGCGGCTGGCTCCATTCATCTGCGCCACATACTCGAAAAGGCCAATCAGTTTTGGCCGGTCCTGCTCGATACACACAATCTCCTCTCTGACATTTTCGTGAGCATCCTGCGTGAGATCAGGGATGGGTTGAAAACGCTTTTCTCAATCAGCGTGAATCTGACCGGAGAGGAAGAGCGGCGGCTTGTAGCTTCGCTCATCACGCGTGTTGGCACATTCGACACGCTGGCCACAGATCGGCTACTGGACATCAACGGGAGTCTGGGCCGTCTGGTGACGGCAACACAAGACGTCCGGGCCGGAATTGTGGCTGCGGTCGATGAGAGCAAGGTCGCCATTGCTGGCGGATTGTCACGCATCGAAAACAAACTGCCTTCCACATTTGAAAAGATCATTGGCGGCGGCGCTGGGCTGTTGGGTCTGGCTGGAGGTCTGCCGGCCGCGCTTGGAGGTTTTCTTGCTGGCCTGCTGACTGGTGGCGGAAAAGCCGAAGACCGCATTGAGGAGAACACCCGATACACAGCAGGGGCGTTACTTGGTCCGGCTGGAGTAATTCAAACTCTGCGGGAATTTCTCCCGAATCTTCTCCACATGAACGAGTTTAATTACAACGTGGCCGCTCCATGGATGGCAGAGGTTTCGAACTTTCTGCGGGACATAAAAAATGCTTTGCAGCTTGGAACCAATCCAATCCTCAGCAACATCGAACTGGCGCTCGTCGGCGATGGTGCGCGCGACGTCCACATTCACCTCGATGGCGCTGTCTTCGAAAAGCGCGCCGACATCGATTACATGGTCGAGCAGATCAGCCGGAACCTGCGCTGATGGCAAACCCAACCGTTACCATCGGCGGCGTAGACCGGACAGGAAAAACCAAGGTCAACACGGTCTCGCTCCGGCGCTCGTTGAATGACCGATCATCGGCCACGCTCGATCTCATCGAAATCTCCGGAACCTATCGACCCGTCGCCGGGAATACAATCGTCGTGGCGCAGGATGCGGTGAACCGCTTCGGCGGTTACATCGAGTCCATCGAAGAGCAACTGATTCCAGGGAGCGATCTCGCCATCACGTACCGCTGCCAGTGCGTCGATTACTCCAGGCTTCTGGATTGGCGCGAATACGCCGGCAGTTTTGAGAACCAGACATTCTTCACGATCGTTAAAACGATCATGGATGCGAAATTCTCTTCAAGCGACGGCGTTTCTCTTGCCGGTGTGGAGAATCCAGGATCCACCATAGCGGAGCGAATCAATGACGGGCTCCGTCCGGTGACAGAGTGGTTTCGAAAAATCGCAACCGCGACGGGATACTTTTTCCGGATCGATGAAAACAAGGTCCTGAAGTTTGGACCGTTGAACGTTTCGAACCCTGCGCCATTCTCCCTGACTTCGGCTTCGCGGAACAAGCGTGACTTGCGAATCATTCGCCAGATGGGTGACTACCGGAACAGGCAGTATGTCAGGACAGAATACACGACCTCTGGAACGCTGAGCAAATCGTTCACTGGCGATGGGGCAACACGCGATTTTTTTCAGTTCGATGGACCTTTTATCCTCAAACCAACGGTTACATTGGACACTGGCGGCGGGCCGGTGGCACAGACAGTGGGTTATTTTGGTTTTGATCTGACGGGCTTCGACTTCTACGTCGATAAAGAGGGATGGGGTCTCCATCGCTATCCGGCGCAGAGCGCGCCTCCAGCCGGCTCGACTATCGCTATGACGTACCGGGTCCGCTTCCAGAATTTCACTGTGCAGCAGGACGCCGCCGAAATTGCGGCGCGAGCTGCTATCCAGGGTGACTCAGGCGTGATCGAAGCGATCTCGGAGGATCGCTATATCGATACTCCAGTCGGCCTCACCGCGCGCGCTACAGACCTGCTGCGCCAGTATGGAACGATTCCAATCGTCGTGGAGTTCGAGACAAACACGACCATTGAGCCAACCAGTAACGGACTTGCGCCAGGCCAGCAGATCACCATAAATTTGACGGATGGCCCGTCGAACGTGAACGGTACTTTTCTAATTGAAACACTTGAATCGAGTTGGATGGTGGCTGCGCCCGCAGATATTTGGACTCACCGTTGCAAGTGCACGACACTGGAACCGCGCGGGCCTCAAGCAACTCCAATCGAGCGGCTGGCTGAGGCCGTGCGGATCGGACCGGATGTCGGAACCGTGATTACAGAATCGCCGGAGGCCGCGCCAGGGACGGTCTACATCGATGCGCGGACCATCACGGCCAATACGACGATAGCGGCGCCAACCACCGTATCTGATGGTGGAGAGATCGAGTTTCAGTTGACGCAGGACGGCACCGGGGGATGGGTCGTTTCCTGGAACGCGGTTTTCAAGGGTGTGGACGCGCTTGTGGTGGGTACCACTGCGAGCCTGCTCAACATCGTGAGGTTTCGCCGGCTCGGGTCTGCTTACGTGAGACTGTTTTCGATTGGAGATATTGCACTATGAAAAAACTGTTGTTGGTGATCCTTGGTGCCGCGGTACTTTTGATGGCGGCCAGTTCGACCTTCTCCGATTTTCAGGTTTCGCCGAGGAGCGCGAGTGCGGGCGGCACAGGAAGAGTCCGCTGGTACGAGCTCGCCGCGAATGGGAACAGCAGCGTGGATTTCAAGGCGCCTGACTCGCTGGCTGCCACAACTCCGTACACGCTCCCAACGGGATACCCCGCGGTCTCAGGCTACCTGCTCAGTAGCACGACGGCGGGCGTGATGTCGTGGATCGTGGCTCCGGCTCCTGCAACGATTTCGATTCCGATGCAGTACGAATTCATCGCGGCGGTCTGCCAGAATGCCGATGCCTTCTTAGGGTTCTCCACTCCAACAGCGAACGCGCCCACGGCCGTGTGCATCACCGGCACGAACACGCAGCTTGGGGCCGCTCAGTTCACCGCCACTGGTCAAACTGTCCAGGGTCGGCTCCTCCTGCCGGATGACTGGGTTTCAGGAACGACAAACGATGTCCAATTTGTTTTTCGATCCGTGGGAACCACTGGAAATGTCGTGTGGGATTTCGCTACGATCTGCGTAGCGGTGAGTGAATCCGTTGACCCGGCGTTCAATACTGAGCAGACCGTGAGCACGGCGGCGCAAGGAACCACGCTGCGCCTCAACTCAGGAACCATATCGACATTCACCACGACGGGTTGCGCGGCCGGCGAAGTCCTGTTTTTCAAAGCGGGGCTAGACTCCAGCACCACAACCACGGGCAACATCGATCTTCTCAGCGTGCGCTTCAGGCTGAAACGAACCATCACGACATTATGATCGTGATACACTTCCAGGCATGAGACATCTGCTAGCTGGTCTTTTGCTCCTGAGTTCAGCGTGGACCGCATCTCTCCATGCGCAGGTTGGAATCGCGCAGCCCGTTTCCATCGCCGACATCGAGGGCAACTCCGCGGCTCAGCAGGTCTCACCTACCGCCGTGAACGCAAAATGGGTTCTGATAATCGCGCTCACTGCGAATTCTGCGGCCGTGCGGGTCGGGGATTCGAGCGTGGGCGCGAACCGTGGCTCTCAGGTAGCTGCTGGCGGCGGTCTCTTCATGCCTCCCTTGCCTCCGGATACGAGAAATGCACAGGTCCAAAACACATACGACCTGAGCAAGATTTATTTTTACGGAACTGCTCCAGACAAGATCAGCGTGATCTACGGCAGGTAAAAGAAAATGAAACTTGGTTTGCTTGTTCTCGCCTTGTGCTGGTCAGCCGGTGCTCAGTACTTTCCGCCTTCGCGCGCACCAACGGCGATAGCGAATCCGAACCAGACAACGGGCGGATGCGGAGTGGAGTACGTCTCAGCGCTTTCGTTTGTTGTTGGAGCCTGCACCTACACAATCAATGGGCAGACCTACACCAGCGCGATCACAACTCAGGCTCTCACTGCAGCCGATGGCTCGAACCCGCGAATCGATGTAATCGGAGTGGACATCAC